CAACATCGGTTATGTCGCGACGGGGGTTTCGGGCGGCTTCGCCGCCTCCAATCCTTCCGATACGCTCGTCAATCTGGTCTATTCGCTGCGCGCGGGCTATCGGCAGAACGCGAAATTTCTGATGGGCCGCCGCGTCCAGTCGCTCATCCGTCAGTTCAAGATGACGACGGGCGATTACATCTGGGCGCCGCCGGCGACGGCAGGCGCCAACGCGAGCCTGATGAACTTTCCGCTCATCGAAGTCGAGGACATGCCCGATCCGGGCGCCAATGCGATGGCGATCGCCTTCGGCGATTTCGAACGCGGCTATCTCGTCGTCGACCGCATCGGCATTCGCGTGCTGCGCGATCCCTACTCCGCCAAGCCCTATGTGCTCTTCTACACGACGAAGCGCGTCGGTGGCGGCGTGCAGAATTTCGAGGCGATCAAGCTTCTCAAGATGGGCGTGTCCTGATCGCTCCCGCCCGCCCGCGACGGCGTCGTCGTCGCGGGCGCTTCTCCTCTCTTTATTCAGGAGCCGGCATGAGACCCATGTTGATCGGCCCGCCCGCGGCCGAGCCCGTCTCGCTGACGGAAATGAAAGCCTGGCTGCGCGAAGACGCAAGCGACGAGGACGATTTGATCCAGGCGCTGATCGTCTCGGCCCGCATGACGCTCGAAGCCAGCACGCGGCGATTCTTCGTCACCCAAAGCTGGCGGCTTATTCTCGACGACTGGCCCTGCGGCGGCTTTCTGCTGTCGATCCCCTTCGCGCCGTTCCAGAGCATTTCCGCGATCCGGGTTTACGACGCGAGCGACATCGCGGCGACGCTGGCGCCCGCGAGCTATCGCGCACCGGCCTCGAGCGAGGGGGGACGTCTGGTGTTCAGAACCCCGCCGCCGACGCCCGGTCGCGCGACCGATGGAATCGAGATCGACTTCGTGGTCGGCTATGGCGGCGCGGCCGCGACGCCGGAACCGCTGCGCCGCGCCATCATGATGCTCGTCGCCCATTGGCGCGAGAAGCGCGGAGACGACGCGGACGACGCTTTGCCAAAGGCGGTGATGCAGCTCGCCGCGCCCTTTCGCCGCGAGCGGCTGTCGTGAGCGCGCGGGCGACGATCGGCGCCCTGCGCCATCGCGTGACGCTCGAAGCCGCAATCGACATCGCCAACGAGTTCGGCGGGTTTACGCGCGGCTATGCGCCGGTGGCGCAAGTCTGGGCGCAGATTGGGACGCTCGGATCGGGCGAGCAATTCACCGAACAACGGCTCGAGCAAGCAACGCGCTCCACCGTCAGAATACGCTGGCGCGCGGATGTGAAAAGTCAGATGCGGTTTCTGTTTGGTGATCGCAAACTCCTGATCCGCACCGTGGAAAGCGACGAAAGGCGAAGATTCCTGACATGCCTGTGCGAAGACTTTTTCTGAAGGAGCGCGCATGAGCGCCTCTCCCGTCCTTGCGCTGCGCAAGGCGATCCGCGCCGCGCTGCTCGCCGACGCCGCGATTGTCGCCGCGCTCGGCGGTCCGCGCATCTACGACGAAGCGCCGCGCGGGGCCGAGACGCCCTATGCGCATTTCGCGGACGCCGAAATGCGGGACTGGTCGGCGACGCTGTCGCGCGGCGCCGAGCAGTTCCTGACGCTCGCCGTCGTGACGACGGAGCGCGGGCTCGGTCCTGCGCTTCGCATCGCTCAGCAGATCGTCGATCGTCTCGACACTCCGGCCCTGACGCTCGAAGGCCACGCGCTCGTCGATCTGCGGTTCATCTCGATGAATACGAAACGCGACGCGAGCGGCCGCTTCGCCCGCGTCGCGCTGCTGTTCCGCGCAACCACGGAATATCTCTAATCTCGGAAAAAACGATATGCCCGCACAGAAAGGGAAGGATCTCCTTCTCAAAGTCATCGCCGGCCCCGATACATACGTCACCGTCGCCGGCCTTCGCACGAAGCGCATCGCGCTGAACGCCGACACTGTGGACGTGACCGACGCCGAGTCCGCGGGCAGATGGCGCGAATTGCTGGGCGGCGCCGGCGTGCGCCGCGCGAGCGTCTCGGGGACCGGAATCTTCAAGGACCAGGCGTCCGACCAGCTTCTGCGCCAGATCTTCTTCGACGGGCTGTTGCGCGACTTTCAGATCGTCATTCCAGGCTTCGGCGCGCTGATCGGACCGTTCCAGATTTCCAATCTCGACTATCGCGGCGAATACGCTGGCGAAGTCACTTTCGATATTTCGCTCGACTCGGCGGGCGCGATTTCCTTCACGGCGAGCTAAAGGAGCGCAAGCGAATGGCCAATGCGAGACGCGGGGAAATCGAGGCGCTGCTCGACGGCAGGCGCTACACGCTGTGCCTGACGCTGGGCGCGCTCGCCGAGCTCGAAAGCGGCATGGGGGCGAGCGATCTCGTCGCGCTGGCGGAGCGCTTCGAAAGGAACCGGCTTTCGGCGCGCGACATTCTGCGCGTCATCGGCTGCGGCCTGCGCGGCGCCGGCCATGCGTTGACCGACGAAGACGTTTCGAAAATGAAAGTATCGGGGGGATTTGCGAGCTATGTGCAAATCGCGGCCGACCTCCTGGCCGCCACATTCGGCGACGAACCGGAGCCGCACGCCGCAAACCCCCGGTCGCCGCAGGACGCCTGATCGCGAAAGGAAACGAGACGGCGCGCGTGTCCTCCCCGCGCGCGCCCTTTCCTTTTTCGCGCGCGATGGCCTTTGGCCTCGGCGTCCTGCGGCTTGGACCGCGTGACTTCTGGTCGATGACGCCGCGCGAATTGTTTCGCGCGGCGGAGGGCGTTTACGGGCGCGACGCGGCGCCCATGAGCCGGGACGCGCTCGACGCCCTGATGCGCAATCACCCCGACTGAGGATTTTCCTGCAATGGATGACGGTCTCGACTTTCCAGACTTCTCGCAAGGTGTCTCGCGGACGCTCTCGACGCAGGAACTGGCTGCGACGAAGCAATTGCTCGATCAGATCGGCGCCTCCGGCGAACGGGCCGCGAAGATTCTCGCCAACGGATTCGGGGCGGCGGCGACGAGCGGCAAGAGCTTCAACGATACGCTTCTTTCCATCGGGCAATCGCTGGCGAAGCTTGCCTTGCGCGAGGGCGCGAAGACGCTGGCGAGCGGGCTCGCGAGCTCGCTCAGCGGAGTCTTCTCGGGCGCCTTTGGCGGCAAGCAGACGATCACGCCCTTTGCCGAAGGCGGCGTCGTCGCGAGCCCGGCCTATTTCGCCAATGGCGCGTCGGCCGGCCTGATGGGCGAACGCGGCGCGGAGGCGATCATGCCGCTGGCGCGCGGACCGGACGGTCGGCTCGGCGTCGTGTCGCAAGCCGCCGACGCCCGGCCGGTCGCCGTCACGGTGAATATCGCGGCGCAGGACGTCGAGAGTTTTCGACGCTCCGAAGCGCAGATCGTCGGCGCGCTGGCGCGGGCCGTGGCCCGCGGCCAACGACAATTATGAGCGGCCTCATGAGCGACTTTCACGAAGTGAGATTTCCGCTCGACGTGTCTCTGAACGGAAGCGGCGGACCCGAACGGCGCACCGAGATCGTGACGCTCGGCTCCAATCGGGAATCGCGCAATGCGCGCTGGGCGCATTCGCGGCGCCGCTACGAAGCGGGCTATGGAGTGAAAACCTTGAGCCAGCTTTCGCAGGTCATCGCCTTTTTCGAGGAGCGGCGCGGCCGGCTCTATGGGTTTCGCTGGCGCGACCGCGCCGACTTCGCCTCCTGCGCGCCGGGCGCCGCGACCGCCGCGACCGACCAGGCGCTGGGACGCGGCGACGGCGCGCGGCGGGTTTTTCAACTGACGAAAACCTATGGCGCCGCCTTCGCGCCTTATGTGCGCGACATCGCCAAGCCCGTGGCCGGCAGCGTGCGGATCGCGGTCGATGGCGTGGAGAAGACAGCGGCGCATTTCTCCGTCGACGCCACGAAGGGTCTCGTTACTTTCGCGTCGTCCGCGACGCCGCCCGATGGCGCGCTCGTCACAGCGGGATTTCACTTCGACGTGCCGGTGCGCTTCGACACGGATTTTCTCGGGATCGACATGCAGGCCTTCGAGGCCGGCGCGATTCCGAAAATACCTATTGTGGAAATCGCGGTCTGAAAGGCTCGATTCATGCTTCAACTCTCGATCTCGATGCAGCAGAAGCTCGATGGCGCTGCGACGACCTTCTGCCACTGCTGGCGCGTGACGCGGCGCGATGGACGGAGTCTCGGCTTCACGGATCACGACCGCGACATCGTCTTCGACGGCGTGACCTTTCGCGCGCAGACAGGGCTTTCGGCCTCGGAAGCGGAAAGCGGTCTCGGCCTTGGCGTCGCGACGGCGGAAGCAGCCGGCGCGCTCCGCGCCGACAGTCTGACCGAAATCGACCTCGTCAACGGCCTGTTCGACAGCGCCTCGGTCGAAACCTGGCTCGTCGACTGGACGAACGCCGAGGACCGCACACTGCTCGACATCGCCACCATCGGCGAGGTGCGGCGCGGCGAACTGGCTTTCAACGCCGAGCTGCGTTCGAGCGCGCATTACTTCGACCAGACGCAGGGCCGCGCCTTCCAGCAGGGCTGCGCGGCGGATCTGGGCGACGCGCGCTGCGGGATTGGTCTTCCCGGCCTTGCGCGCAACGGCGTCGTTGCATCTTTTGCGGGCGGCATATTGACGCTCGATCTCGACGGCGTCGCCGGGTCGAATTATTTCGCGGGCGGCAAACTCGCTTTCGTGACCGGCGCCAACGCCGGCGCCAGCCTGACCATCAAGACGCATCGTCAGGACAGCGGACAGCGCGCGGCCATCGCGTTGTGGACGCCGCCAGGCGGCGCGGTGGCGAGCGGGGACAGCGTCTCGCTGACGCCGGGCTGCGACAAGTCCGCGGCCGCCTGTCGCGACAAGTTCGGCAATATCGTCAATTTTCGCGGCTTCCCGC